TTCTTCATTATAAATTCTAATTCTCTCAATAAGGTGCTTTAGGGTATAATTCTTTTTTGAGTTGTGTGTTATATAGTGAGCGATATCATATAATATTGCTTGTGTTTTATTATCTCCTTTACGAAGAACTCTTCCAATACTTTGAAGATTTCTAATTCTAGATTTGGAAGGAGAAGCAAATATTACATTATGAAGATTTTTTATATTAATTCCAGTAGAAAATGTCCCATAAGACGCAATAATGATAGCATCATTTTCTTGTTCAGTAATTGCCCTTACTCTTTCTCTTTCATCAACATCCACACCACCATAAACAAAAAATATTTTTCTATCTTTTGATGCTGAATTATTTATAAGTTCATAAAGTGGTTGTCCGTGAGTTTCTACACGATTAAAAAGAATTAAACTATTTCCTTTTAAATCTAAAGCAAGATTTTTAATAAAATTATTTCTTTTTTGGTGTGTGATTAGATATTGTATTTCTTCTTCATATTCATTAAATTTATGTCCATTATGCTTAAGAAGAAGAACTTTAATATTAAGTTTTGATAGATATCCCTTATCAATTAATTCTTTTGTTTGAGTAACTTTATAAGATGGTCCAAACAATCCCTCAAGCACCCATTTATGTGTCTGTGTGCCGTCTAGCGTCCCCGTAAATCCGTATCTATATTTTGTGTTATCCATTTTAGTCATAATGCCCACAAGGGACTTAGACTTGAATAAATGAGCTTCATCTCCTATTATTACATCGAAGTCTTCAAAGAACTTTCTAGGAAGATTATAAATGCTCTGCCAAGTTGTAATAATCACGTTTTTATCTGTAGTCTTATCTTTTCCAGAATATATTTTATGGCAATAGTTTTCAGCATCCCATCCATAATCCTCGAAATCTTTATGCATCTGTTCTACTAGAGAAGTAGTTGGAACTACAATAAGAATATTTTTATTAGTATCTACAAAATATCTTAATATAGAATAAATCATTAAAGATTTACCAGAAGCAGTAGGGGATATTAATAGTTTGCGATTATATTTTAATGCATCATAAACTGCATCAATTTGATAATCTCTTGGTTCGTATCTGGAGATACTTTTCATATAATCTGTGACACCTTCATGCGAAATCATCTCATTTTCTTCAAATGGATCTCCATAAAACTTATTATGCTTAAACTCAATATTATATTCAAACTTTTTTGCCCACGATATAACTTTGTCAAGTAATCCAGCATAAATTTCTCCATTATGATTACTATACAAATGAATTTTTCCATCCCAGTATTTGTTTCTATACTGTGGCATAAATTTTGCACCAGGAACTTCAAAAGTAAAATAATCAAATAACTCTTGATGAATATGTGGTTCCGCTTCTATTTTTAAATAAATTTCATTCTTTTTTTGTATAATTAAATCAACCATAATATGATATAAGTTATAAGTATTTATTTCTGTTTTGTAAAGCAATTTTTATAGAGGCACTCATCTTTCTTTTTGCCTCCTCGCTTCTTTTTTTCCCCAGAGTTTTTTTATTTCCAATACTTTTTTCTGCTATTTTTTTATTTCTCTGAGACCGCAACTTTTATCTCCCCAGACACAAGTTACTGCCCATTATTCTACCTCTAATTGGTTCCAGAAATAAATTTAAGGAACTCGATGGAGTTTTTAATTTGATAAGTTCTGTTTAATATTGTTTTTAGAATACTATCCAAATAATTTAACATCGTTTGGTAATAATCCATTTTGGATACTGACTTTAAAATTTCTTCATTTGCATCCATATACTTATCTATATCTTGTCTTAATACCTTATAATCAAATGGTTGTTCTCTATAGATTTCTGGATCTGATTTACCAGAGTAATACATCCATTTTTCTTTCTTTAATATCTTAAATTTATTTTCTTCTAATTTTCTAAGAAGCAAAATATTATTATAGATTTTATAGTATTTTGCGTGAAGTGCTGGTATTTTAATTGACTCTGTGTGTAAATTATCTGGATCTATTTTTGAGTCTTCTTCCCATAATGTTTGAATTTCATCAATATTCATAATTTTATAAAACAATTATATCGTATATAGAATACTTAAAAACTATGTTAGCGGTAACATAATTAATATCATTTGCCTTTGAGTCGAACTTTATTTGAGATAAACTTGTTGGAAATACATCTTTAAAATGAACTTCTACTATTGGATTGAAATTGCTATTGTAAATGAATAAAGTAGCATCAGAATATTCATTAAATGGTGTTTTTGTGGATGTATCTGGGTAATATTGATCATTTGCTTTTAAATCTATAAATTCTTGAATGCTATGTGGATATCCAAGTCCCCTTATCCATTTATGAACTTCAATATAATTTTCTAGATTTTCATCTACAAAAAACTCTAATGAAAGATCATCATAAGTAATTTTATCTCCTGGTACTGGAATATCTTTCAGATAAGATGGTTGCATCGCAACTCCAAGATTAATTCCTGGTATTTCTGTGGAGTTTGAGAAGAAATCAACTTTGGGAATTTTTGTAATGGAGAACTTAAATCCAACTGGAGATAAAAAGTTTTTATTTGATAATTGTTTTGACCAAGGAGATTGTGTCATTTTTATTATTATTTATTTGTGAAATTGACATAAAAAAAAGACCTCCACGAAGGAAGGTCTTGATTAATTGTAAAAACTAATTCTCACATTAAATTGTCTACGCGAACACGGCGATAGTAGCGATTTCTGTTAGGAAGAAGCTTACCTTCATCTTGGTCAGTACCAGCAGCAAAAGGATTTGCAATAATACCATAACGAGTCTTAAATCCGATTTTTGGTTGGAAAGTATTCTCACCAACGGCACGTACCATTTGTAGGGGCACATAAGGACAATAGAATAGTCCAGCATCATAAGGGGAAGAACCCTTATAACCTACAACATAGTATTGGTTGGATGATACGTTAGCAGCATAAGGATCGATAAATACACGATACTTACCTTGAAGAACACCAGCAAAGGTATTTCCGGTATCATCAACATTAAGATTTGCATTAAGTGCAGGGGTGTAATCTAGAACACCAGCCATAGTCAACGCTGAAGCAACGTCAGCAGAACACATAATGACGTTGCCCTTTCCTCTACGAGTTCTTTGTGCGATTGCGTTAGCATCACGCTCGATTTGGAATAGAAGACCCTTGAACTTTTCAACTGACCAACGACCGTTGGAGTCAACGTCGAGGTCAAAAATACCTTGAGTTGCTACGTTTGTAGCAGCACCTTGTTCTGCGATCTTGTAGATGCTACGGATAACTTCACGGTTGATTTCGGAAAGAATCTCTGTTGAGAGAATATTTGCGAGTTCCGCTTCAGCATTTAATCCGTGAATTGCCTTAAGATCTTGAGCAAGTTCTAGTGAATACTGAGCTTTGAGTGCTCTTGACTTTGCAGTAACGGTAACTTTCTCGATAGAGAAAGCCATTTCGTTGAATGGATTTTCAGTATCGCCTAATCCTTCTGCATCATCGGTACGAAGACCTTGACCTACATTATATGCTGCTTGGTCTGCAGTTGCAGTTGGGTTAAGAAGACCTGGATTGGTTCCAGTTTGGGGTCCAGTAGTACCGAATCCAGAAGTTACACTACTAAATCCAGAAGTACGATCCCTTCCTAGATCTTGACCAGAGAATGAAGTATCTACTTCGTTGAAGAATGCTTCAGTTCCAGTTTGATTGCTATAACGTGAACGCATAGCAAAGATAAGTCCAGTAGGACCATTCATTGGCTGAACACCTGCTAGGTCATAAGCGACCAAGTTAGGCATAGAACGACGAATGAGACTGATTAGAACAGGATCGAAACCTGCTACAGGACCAGTTGGAGTTGCACCACCACTAAACCCAGCTGACGAACCACTATTGGTGTTTACTGTTGGTGTTTCGTAAAGAAACTCTCTTTCTTCACGAAGGAATTTTTCTTGGTTTTCTAGCAGGACAGCGGTTACCGATCTACGATGTGCATCTTTGATTGGATCAAGACCACCATAATTAAGGAGTGGTGCCCACTTTTCCTGCAATTGTTCCGCATTGAACATTTGCATTTGTTTTACCTCTTAGGAAATTGTTAGTTTGATTTATAATTTAAAGATCACTTTTTAGAAACTCTGCTCAGAGTCTGAAGATAACCTTCCATTAAACCAGAAATTGGTTCATAGTCGTTTCCTTCCGACATGTTCTCTGAATAATCTCTTTGAGAAATAGAAGTTCTAGGGAAGTATGCTTCCTTTAGGGTTGCTATTTTCTCACGATAGTCTGCTTCACCTTCAAACTCAACACTTTCAGATAAGGAAGCAAGTTTATCTTTCTGAGAAGTCGCTAGACCTTCAGAAACATCACTTAAGATTACATCTGCAACCGACTCTGCTAGTCTTTGATTTAGAGCAACATTTCTTTCGATTTGCTCGTTGAGTTTTGTCTCCATTTCATCAAGTTTGTCTACCATACTCTCAAGTACATCATATCTATCTTCAGGGATTGTTACATAATGATCTTCAAAAAGACTTCTCATTCCTTGTAGGAACGATTCGGTCATTTCAGTCTTGAGACCCTGCTCTACTACTAGAGCATTTTCTAGTAGCCATTCATCGGCTACGTACTCAAGATATGCATCAACTCGTTCTACGAGTTGAAACTTAATTTCTTCAACTTCTTCTAGAAGTTGATTTTCGTAATGTGATTCTAATGATTCATAAATTTCCGAAATCTTGGAGTTGATTGCGGATTCAAAGATAAGTTTTGCTTTTTCTCTGAATTCTTCGGATAAATCTTCTCCAGCAAGAAGGGCATCAACATCTTCTTCGATGTTGATTGATTCTTCCATTTTCTTTTTCTTTTTCCTGCTTTTATTTTCGTCTTCTTCTTCGTTATCTTCTTCTTCGTTATCTTCTTCTTCGTCTTCCTCGTCGTCTTCCTCGTCGTCTTCCTCTTTAGCGGCTTCTAAAAGTTCTTCGTCTTCGTCTTCGAGTTCTTCTTTCATCTTCTGCATTGCTTCTGCAGATTTAGCACCCTTATTTACAACATCTCTAACTTGCTTAAGTGTTGCACCGGGAGTTTTAAGTTTTGCTGAATCATCATCGGGACGATAGTTTTCTGGAGTTGGACCTCCAAGATCTTCCCAGTTACCAGTTTGACCAGGTGGAATTCCTGTAGTTAATTTATGCATCGGTTCTGCTGACTTTGCTCCAGCATTTACAGCAGAACGAGATTGTGTAGTGCCTGTTTCCATTTCTTGTAAGTTTTTACCACGGGACATTTTAACTCTCCGATTAACCTATGTTAAATCTATATTTATTTATACTTTTTATATTTTATGTTATTTTTTAGGTTCTTTTAAACTCTTTGGGCCTTTTTCATAGTACTTATCTCTATGGGTATCATTTTTAGCTCCAAATTCCCTAGTCTTCATATCGTTAAGGGTTTTTTTAAAATCAGATTGAGTGGGATTATTCTTCCCTGCTGAAGAATTTCTTGGAATTGGTGGACTACCCTTTATATTGTCACTAGGCATTCTTCGTGCTTGCCCTAGTATTGCGTTAACCCCCATTCTTGGATAATCGTAATCTCGCTCATCTTTATGCTCTATACTCTTATCTCTTTTGACATTCTTTTGGTGGTCGTGCTCTAAAGAAAGTCTTCCATATCTTTCTAAATGCTTTTCACTTGGACTATGATTGGGGTCTTCTACTTTCAGTGATTTTCTTTTTGCCATATTCTTCTCTCTAGGTGTCCAACCACTTCTTAGTGGATGTTGTCCAGAATCCCAAGGAATCTTACCCTCACTTAAATAGCATTCTTCAATAAACTGAGAAAAAGTTTTCATTTTAGGTTTTTGAATATTTATAATAATTCACCCAAGGCTCTTTGTTTTCTCAATTTTTTTGGATTTTTAGTTGGGGTTGGGGGATTATTCTTTATTTCTTCTGGACTTAATCTATAAGTAGGCTCTAAAAATTTATCTTTTCTATGCTCTCTACTTTCTGGTTCTTTTGGAAGCCTTTCTCTGGATTTTCTAATTAAATTTATATATGTGTGAAATTTTTCAGGATTTGTTTCAGGTGAAGTGTTTTTAATAATATCAATAGCCCTACTTATAACTCTTTGAGTTGCAGAACTCTCATCAATAAACTCTCTAAAAGTCTTCATTTGTAATTTTATTATAGTAGACTCAAAAATTCTTGAAATAAATTCACTTTGTGTTCATCAAGAATTTTTTGATCTACAAGAGTATTAATTCTCTTATAAGTTTTTTCTGCTGCCTGTTCTCTTAAAATTCCACCATCCCATACCCATTCTTTTCCTTCCATAATACCTTGAACAAACGCATCAGGAGCAGAAGGATCGGCAACTATATCAGCAGCAGTTGCTAACATAAAATCTTCACCTACAATTTTATGCCCTTCATTAGTTTGAATTAATGAACCAACACCACGAGAAGAAACTCCAAGTTTTACTCCCTCACCAATAAGTGATTGAGCGATCTTACCCATAGGAGTAGATAGCAATTGAGCCCTTCCTTTAAAATTATATCCTTCACGGACAAGTGAAGTAATTTTATGAGAAACACGATCTAGATTTACTGTAGGTCCATCTGGATGTCCGAGTTCTCCTAAAGCACGACCTTCCTTTATGAATAATTTAGTGTATCTTATAACTTCACGTTCTAAGATATGAATAGGATATTCTCTTCCATTACGATTTTTCATATTTCCTTGAAGGAAAGTTCCTTCAATAAACATTTTTTTTGTTGCTCCTTTTCCTTCAACAATAAATTCAACTTGTTGAACTTCTTCTGTGATTAGTTTCATTTTAGGTTACTGATGCGGTTTGTACTTCTGCGATACTTACATTTGTTGCGGATGAAGCAAAAATAGAAACTTTTACGCTTCTCGAAACTATTGCACCAGTAAGTGCAATTCCTGTGACCGCAGCACTATTATAATTAAGAGTTAATGTCGAATGGGTTACTGCAGATACTTGACTGTGAGTAGTATTAATTCCAGCAGGATAACCACCAGAAATTGTTACATAATCACCAATAGCAAATGGATTGCCGTTGTTTTCTCCAAAATCAAGAACTGTGGTTGTCCCAGTAGTTATTCCAGAAATCCATTGTCTTGCAACTCTTTGCTTTATTACATCTGAACTATTCGGAACAATCATAAAATCATTTGCTGTTGCTACTGGATTTTCAGAGATCTGAATATATGCAGCAGTAGCACCACAAGAAACACGAAGATAACCAGATTGGAGTGAAATTGGATCTGATGTTGCTGTTGTTCCAGCAG